TTACCACATGTGCCATGAATCGATTTTGAAAAAGGATAGAGGAAAGTCACGGAGCCGTTTGGGTTATGGAGCTACGTGACTTTCCAGCTATTGAAAAGGTTAAACTAAATAAATGACGAGTTTATTCAGCTACTAGTATGTTGATACCAAGTAATATTTTATATTATTCAGGTTTAATTTTGATCTTATTTCTACGTTCCTCTGGAGAAAGATCATCTGAACGAAGTTTATTGATCAATGCCAAGAAATCCCCATATTTCTTATTCACAACTTTGATATAGTTGTTATCTCGTTGCTTCAATAACGCATCATCTTTATACTTTTCTTTAACTTTATCTACAGCTTGGATTTTATGATGCATATTTGGATTATCCCCACCATCTTTGATTTCTACTTCTAAGCGAAGATCGGGGATATAAAAATCAGGGATATAAAAATGTTCTTCCCCGTTATATTGGTATCGATATACGTTTGGTGATGGGGCAATGATATCAGCGGATTCAAAATTAAATACCGTATCGCAGTTCAATAGAAAGTCTTTTTCATAGGAACCAACATAGGTAGTTGGTTCGCCACCATTTTCCCATTGATACTTACCAGAAATCTTTCTAGCAGCTAACATTTTCTTTTGATGTTCTGGGTCGTTAGCTAAATTATACTTATTGTAGACTCGCATCATACGTTCTTTAAAGATCTCTCTATTCTTTTGAGCACATTCTTTTCTGCCACAGAGTCTAGCATATTTGTGCGTTTTTGGATTCCAAGGGGTTCTTCGTTTACATATGACACAGACTGTATGTTTATCATGTGTTAAGTCATAATAATATTGATCAGATGGGATTCCTTCAGGAATCATATCAGAATGAGCACGTTCAATATGATCATATACCGCATCTTTACTCACGTAATTCTTACGACAAATTGGACATTTACATTTTCTAATGGTATTGAGTTTCAAGGTGTCACCTACTTTACATAATTCTAGTTATATTACTAATCAGTCGTATAATAAGTGGATAGTATGTACGAATACACACTATCCACGAGTTGATATAGGAGACTATTAGTTATATGTATATTCTTAATGGATAGTTTTTGCCGTTAACAATTACTATAGCCTTGACAAGTAAGTAGGAAGGATTGAGTTTTTTTGTTCCACTCCGAATAACAATCATTACATACAAAAACACATTCATACTAGTACAATCCTTCCTACTTAATTTTATTTTGATGTATATATTATAATAGCGATACATCAGATTATATACATAAGGAGGACAATATGATGGAACTAAAACCAGAAGTCCACATCATCACATTAGATGAAGCCACCTTATATAATACAATAGCATCATATAAAGAATCCCATGAACTACTACATTTATTCACAGATGATAAAGTACGTATAGTTCATGGGATTACACTGCATAAATATGATGGTATGTTATATCATGTGGCACATGATGACGTGACTAACCAATCACGATATCGTCTAATTGGTCCCATCGATCAACCAGACGAATCAATTATTTTTAAATTTGCTCAAATTATACTCGAGTATAATGAAGAAGAGTATGTCATTAGAGATGATTTCAAAGTAACCTCTATCTTTTATAAGAATGGTAAACGCAACGAAATCATTCACACCAACCCACAACGATATCGACTTCGTGATGATTATGTGGTAGCCTATAATCGCTGTCATGGATATTATTACAAAGATTTATGTGTGTGGAAAGACGGTAATTTTATCGGATTAGATGTCGGTAGACTCTTGAAGTTTACGAATATCATTCGCATTGAAGACGTAATCGCTATTGGAACAACGGATAGTATTCGAATGAATGAACACTATAAGGATCCAACAAACGTATTGAGTGAATTAGTATCTACCCAAGCGTTTTATGTAAAAAATAAGCTAGGGTACATCGAATTTAAGCTCAGATACGAGAATGTGAAAATAGAAGACATTCTATTCACTATTGATGATACAGCAACCAATTCAATCATTGGTACGACACCTAATCGTGTATTATTACAAACCTTCAATATCGATTACTCTATGGTAGATATTGCAGTACATGAACTTATGAACAATCGAGAGATACGTATCTACCCAGGTAATCTTCATTATAGTAATGATGAAGTTACCTTCACGATTAAATCAGAAAGTGATAGTTTTGGTTATATATTGATACTGGAAACGGTCGATATAGACTGTGTCCGTATATCTATATATAAACGAGGTGAAGGTCGTATCTATACAACCACAACTCGAAACCATAACTACAAGGATGAATTAGTACAACTACTCAACGTATAATAAAAAATTACTAGAAAACAACTCCTTAATGGAGTTATGACCATTATGTATACTATATATAAAACAGTATAGTAATATTTTAACGTAAATAACGTTGTACAACACATTTTTCCTTTAAAGGAGGACTTACAATGTCTGATGTAAAAGAATTATCTTTAGAAGAACTATTGGCATTAGAAGCTGATCTAGTTTCCGATGAAGATGTTGAAGCTACATTGGAAGCTGACGCTGCTGAAGATGGCACTGAAGTAGAAGATGCTCCTGAAGTTGAAACAGAAGATGTAAACCCAGAAGATATCCCATCTGATGACGAAGATGCTGAAGATGACGATGAAGAAGAAGACGATGATGACGACGATGATGAAGTCGAAGAATCTACTTTCGCTGCTCTTTTCTTGAATGAGTTTGCAACTCCAGATGAAATCCAAGCTATGGCTGAATCCTATGATGAAATGGCTACATTGTCTGAAAACATGGGTGTAGCTATGGAAAAAGTAATTGTGAAAATGGATAAAAAATCCCGTTTGACACACTTACAAAAAGCAGCAGTTTTCAAATTAGCTAATGCTGCTAACGATCCTAAATATCGTAAATTGTTGACTTTGTGGAAACAAGAACGTCAAATCGAAGCATACTTGAGCAAAAAATATGCTTCCAAAGCTTCTAAGATCGCTAAAGCTAAAATCAAAAACTATACCGCAACTGGTCTTAAGAAAGTTGCTGGTGACCCTAAAAAAGAAGTTGGCAAAGGTAAAATTGCTGACAAAGTGGCTGCTCGTGCAGTTGAACAAACTAAAAAATCCTTCTCTAATAAATAATAGAAGGTCTCAAGATGGTATACCGTTTGGTATACCATCTTCTTTTATCCCGTTAGTAGTCTATAATAGTCGTATGAACGATGTATTATAGGGTATTATATATTTTATTTCATTTTTCATGAAAAGGAGAACAATATCATGGAATTTTTAACAACACTTGACCCTATTCGCGTACTTAGTTATGTAGCCATCCTTGGCGTAATCGTTGTCATTGGGTTTGATATTTATGGTCGAATCCAAGCAAACAAAAAACGTAAAGAACGCGAACTTAGACGTGCCGAATTACGAGAAGAACGACTAGCAGAACGTCGTCGGCAAGAAATTCGTGATCAACATGAATGGGAAGAACGTATTCAAGAAAATCGTCGTAAAACATTGGATACAGCCCGATTGTCACGATACAGTATGATTAATCGACGTCGATAGGAGGAGATATATGGATATAATCGATCTCTTTACTACTAAAAAACGTCGGATCATTCAAGTCAAAGAACTTGAAAAAATGATTGATACCTATGGGTTAGAAACAGCATATTCGATGATGACCAATCGACAACGTAAAGCGATACGCTTGCATATTACAAGCCAATGGTTCTTTACCGATATTATGCACCCAGAAAACCCAGCGTTACCTGAATTTAAAAATAGCAGTTATTTTGCTGATCCATCATCTATGGAACCTATGTTTACACAGTATCTGTATGAGCGATATGGTTTAACGAATGATAATACGGTTTTTATTCAGGAAACATTTTTGGAATTCATTCCAAAATACATTGATATATTATACACCAGCTATCTAGGAGATTTATTACTATACTAGAGAGGGTGTTGATATGGATGTGCAACAAGGACGAAGTCGTAGACGGATAGGACGATTTGGAGAGTTTATCTTCGAATTTGTTATCTTACCGAATAGCGACAAGTTTACTTCGAAACCAGGTCCTTTCATAGAAGGGCTTAGCCATACTCGTATCATGGAATCGAACTCGACACATGTTGGATTTGTTACTATGACGCTTATATCAAATCGAGGATTTGATAAGTATGGACGAGTGACTATACCGAATCGACTCATTCATCGGTTTATGAAAGTATTCAAAGTGATGGAAAAAGCATTTGATCGTGATGATATATTCTTTACCGATGATGAAGGTAAGTTAGCAATTGATACTAACGTAGCGAATCAATTAGCGATCACAATCCCATTAGTTGATTCAAAACAATTAAAGATTAAGCACGAACTCATCTATGCTGATGATAGTGATAAACCCTATGAGGGTGTGATTATTTATCTAAATCGTCATGCTACCTACGGATATATGACGTATGATGAGTTATGTGCTTGTATCTATAATATGGATAAGGTTGATTACTTTGTATATACTGAATTGATGGTGATGGAACAACTAGAACGAGCCCTATTACGCGAACGATCCAATGAATCCATTGGACAAATGATGGACTTAGGTGCTAGGATAGATAAAATACAAGCAATCAACGAATCAGGTGAAAATAAGGAGTAATATAATGGCAGAAAAAGATACAATCAATCTCACGAAAGAGAAAATGTATATAAGTATCAATGATACACTATATACAGTACTTCCCTATATAGAGGGTGAACGGTTAGATAAGGGTGTAGCCTATATCTATAAAGATAAGGTCTATATCTACGATGGTAAAATGAACAAACATAAATACATCGAAGCAGGTCATGCCTATAAGGACGATGATGGTAAAGTTCATTTCGTTAAACCTGAAGGTGTTGAGCATGATGTAGATAATGTTGTGATGGTTAATAAGCAAGCCATGAATGAAATGGATGATGCCGACCTCAAAACATTTGATCCACGATTAGCTGAGTTGAATGAAAGCAATATCTTTGCTCCAACTATCAACCCAGAAGATGATATTCTAAAACGGGCTATTAAGACCGTATTAGGGGAAATGAAAATCGATCTTCGTTTATACAAAGATCGATTCCGTAATGAATATGACATCACTAACATGAAGTCTGCTATCAATAAACCATCCAATATGACCATTAAGTATTTGGTTAAATGGTGTGAAATATTGAACCTAGATTTATCAGTGAATGTTAAGTTCAAAGATGCTAATGGGGAAGACGCTGAAATTAGTGTAAACCTCAAATAATCAAATATATATTATCATGGTAATAATAGACGTATAGCATATTCGCTATACGTCTTATCTTTTTCAATTAAGGAGGAAATGAAAATGAAAAACATGTTGAAAAAGGCTTTATTGATCGCTACTGTTGCAGTATCCTGTTCCGCATCTGTATTCGCATACAATACAGCTGCATATGACCATGCAGTTCGAGGTCAGTATTTCGATCCTAATGCTATGGTAACAATGATTAGTAAGACTGAATATTTACCGCGGTATCAGATTACTAACTATTACTATACCTATGCAGATGGTACGGTGTGTTTAGTACAAGTTGATAGGGCTGGAATTGTCCATAATATCGTTGTCGATTAAGGAGGAAATGAAAATGAAAAAATTAGCTGTTAAATTCCTTGCTGTTGCAGCATTGTTTGTATCCACTACTGGTGTAGGTTTTGCATATGATTCATATAGACCATATCACTATGACCACGCCACAGTAGGTCAAAAGTTTAACCGTTTTGAAATGGTTACTGAATATGTCGGTGGTCATTATCTACGTGATGAGCAAGCCAACGTGTATAGTTTCAGATATGCCGATGGCACTATGTGTCATGTTGTTGCTGGTCGCGATGGTATTGTGAAACGTATTTATGTCACTACACCATAATGCTGTTAAGCATAATATCTCATAAAACATACTGATATCAGAGTTTTATGAGATAGGAAAAGAAGAACTTCGGTTCTTCTTTTTTTCGTATATATGGAGGACATATGAGACGAATTATAAAGTATGCAACCTATTGTGAGGTTGAAGATTATGAACTCGGAGAATGTCCCAAATTAGAAGGGATGTTATCCAAATATAACAAACTCTATTATCGTAGAGAAGCTGTTGCTATGGATTACGATGAAGAGAGTAGTACACTAACGATTCCAGCAGGTATGAATCTAAAATATATTTCCTATTTATTAGGACGACCTGTTGATGATAATACCATTACAAATACATACGACCCAGTATCTATT